ATTGAGTTTACAGGTACAATTACAGGTAATCAGATTGTAACAATCCCAATAGACGTTCAAACATTTTATTTTTTAAGAAACTCAACTTCTGGTTCACACACAGTACAATTTAAATATGCATCTGGTTCAGGTGATTCATTTACTTTTGCAGCGGGAGATAAAGGAGATGCTATAGTATTTGCTACTGCTAACGATGGAACTAACCCTGACATTGATACTTTACCATCTGGTAATGTTACAACCACAGGAACACAAACTTTAACAAACAAAACACTAACTTCACCTAAAATTGGAACTTCTATTTTAGATACGAATGGAAATGAATTAGCTTTACTTACAGCTACAAGTTCAGCTGTTAACGAATTTACAATAGCAAACGCAGCAACAGGTGCTGGACCAACTATTTCATCTACAGGTGATGATTCAAACATAGATATTAATATCACTCCAAAAGGAACTGGAGATGTAGTTCTAGCTGGTGACACAGTAAAAGTTGGAGACTCAGGAGCAGCAGCCACTTTAACATCAAATGGTGCAGGCACACTTACAGTAACAACAGGTGGAGCAGCAGATTTAGTTTTAAGCACAAACAGTGGAACAGATTCAGGTACAATTACTATAACGGATGCGGCTGACGGAGATATAACTATTGCTCCTAATGGAACTGGACAAGCTAAAGCAGTTGACGCTGCAGATGCTACTGGTGCAATTAAAATTGCAGGAAAAGAAACTATATGGGTTCCAGCAGTTGCTATGTACCCTAACACTACAAACGGTGCAGCCACTGCACAAGTAGAATTATCAAATGGACCAGAATTAAAAGTTTTAGATTTTGACAAAGATACTGATGAGTTTGCACAGTTTGCTGTTGCATTCCCTAAATCATGGAACGCAGGAACAGTTACTTTTCAAGCTTTCTTTACAGCTACATCAACAAACACAGGAACCACTGCGTGGGGATTATCTGCTGTGGCTTTAGCTGATAATGGAGACTTAAACACAGCTTTTGGAACACAAGTTGTTGCAACGGCAAAAGCGCATAGTGGAACGTCAAATGATTTAGATGTTGCAGCTGAAAGTGGAGCAGTAACAATAGCAGGATCACCTGGTGCAGATGAATACGTTTTCTTTCAAGTATCAAGGGATGTTTCAGCAGACGATTTAAACGCAGATGCGAGACTACTTGGAATTAAATTATTCTTTACTACTAGTGCTGCTAACGACGCATAAGGAGTAGAATATGAGAGACCATAAACTAAACATTTCTAATGTTTCAGGTAAAAGTTCAAAAAAAAATAAATCAAAAAGAAGAAAAGGTTTTGGTTATCAAATTTTAGGATTTGGAACTGGAGGCGGAGCTAGAGGTCCTTTTGCTGCTAACTATTTAGTAGTAGCGGGAGGTGGTGGCGGATCACACACTCACCAATCGGGAGCTGGCGGAGGAGCTGGGGGTTATAGAGCATCTGGTTTTGGACCATCTCCTTTACAAGGATCTGCTTTAGATTTAGATATTGGATGTTTTTGTGTTACAGTTGGTGCAGGAGGAAATGGAGCAGACCCAAACAGCCAAAGCACTCAAAACGGATCAGACTCAGTTTTTTCTAGTATTACTTCTACAGGAGGAGGCCGAGCAGTTGACGAAGGAGCAAATGGGGGATCTGGAGGAGGAGCTGCACACAATAGATCAACATCATGTAGAGGATTAGGAAACACACCACCTACAACTCCACCACAAGGAAATAATGGTGGACCAGGTCAAAATAGTCCGACCGGGGGATCTGGAGGTGGCGGGGGGGCCACTCAATCGGGATCGGCTGGATCAGGAAATAGCGGCGGAGACGGAGGAGACGGGGCTCCTAATACAATTACAGGATCAGACGTAACTTACGCTGGAGGAGGAAGTGGCGGCGGATCAGGGCCACAAGGACCTAATGGACAAGCGGGGGACGCTGGTGCAGGAGGGGGATCTAGAGGCGGAAACGGAAATGGTGGAAGCGCAGAAAACGCATCAAACCCAGGAGGAAATGGTGGAACGCCGGGGACGGGCGGCGGAGGCGGAGGGTCTGGCGGGACTGTTGGAGCTCCATCTTCACAAGCCAAAGGCTCACCTGGTGGACCAGGAGTGGTTATTGTTAGATTACCTGGCGATGCTTGCGTATCAGTTTCACCTGGAACTAACACGGTTTCAGCTTGTGTTGGACCTGCAAACGATAAAGTTGCAAGATTTACAGTAACAGGAGTTTTAACAATAGCTTAATTATGGCACACTTTGCAGAAATAAAATTACAAACAGACCCATCAGGTTTTACATCTAATCAACTTTGGGTAGTACAAAGAGTGGTTGTTGTTGGAGATGACATACCAACAGCAGCAGGCCCTTTAGGAGAAAACCCTATGCACGTTGATGGTGAAACTTGGTGTGTTAATTTTTTTAAAGGTGGGACGTGGAAAGAGTGTTCAATAACTGATTCTTTTAGAAAAAGATATACTGGACCCGGTGCCACATACGATGAATCAAGAGATGCTTTTATTAATCCACAACCCTATGCTTCGTGGACATTAAATGTAAATCATGATTGGGAGGCGCCAATAACTTATCCATCTGTAGAAATGTTTGATCATCCTTCTGATACTTATGTAGAGGGAGATGATATTCCGGAAGGTTCAAGTATTGGAAGTCCAAGAAAAGTTAGGTATGATATATCTTGGAATGAAAGTCTTTATCAATCAGATAATACAAAAGGTTGGCAATCAACAAAAGACACAGACACATCAGAATCCCCAACTATTTTCAATTGGAACGGGACTGATTGGGTTTCTTCTTAATATATCTTTGACTTATAAAATCAATATGCTATAAATTTAAGCATAAAGATATATGAACCTACAAAATCATTATTGGTATTTTCAATCGGTAATCCCTCCTAAAGTTTGTGATGATATAGTTAGGTATGCTAATTCTATTAAAGATCAAATAGGTGTAACAGGTAGATTTGGTGACAAAAAATTAAACGATAGTGACATTTCAGATTTAAAAAGAGAAAGAAACTCAAACATTGTTTGGTTGTATGATAAATGGATATACAGAGAAATTCATCCTTATATTCATAGAGCAAATGAAAATGCTGGTTGGAATTTTGAATGGGATTGGTCAGAAGCTTGTCAGTTTACTAAATATGGAAAAGGACAATATTATGATTGGCACTGTGATAGTTTTCATGCACCTTATCAAAGAAGCGATCAAAATGATCCGTCACATGGTAAAATTAGAAAGTTATCAGTAACAGTCTCTTTATCCGATCCAAAAGATTATAAAGGCGGTGAGCTAGAGTTTGATTTTAAAGATGTGCACGTTAATCAAAAACCTAATATTAAAAAATGCAAAGAAATATTACCAAAAGGTTCTTTGGTTGTTTTTCCATCTTTTGTTTGGCACAGAGTATGTCCTGTTAAAAAAGGCTCTAGGTATAGTTTAGTAATATGGAATTTAGGAAAACCTTTTAAATGATAAGTATAAAAGAAAATTTTTTAAGTGAAGATTTATTTGCTCCTTTAAAAGAAAAAATAGTGGATCAACAATCTATTGCTTTTTATTACAATAAAGATGTTGCACATACAGATGAGTCAAGAGAAGATTTTTATTTTACACATATAATATATGATAATCACAAACCAAATAGTGATTTATTTGAAAAAATGATTCCTATTTTAAAAAAATTGAAAGTAAAATCTTTGATAAGAATTAAATTAAATTTATATACTAGAACAGATAAAATAGTGGAGCATGACTCTCACATAGATTATCCTTTTAAACATAAAGCTTTTTTACTTTCTTTAAATACCTGTGATGGTTTTACTAAAATTAAAAATAAAAAATACTCATCTATAGAAAATAGAGGTTTATTTTTTGATGGTAATACTGTTCACAACAGTTCAAGTTGTACAAACGATAAAGCAAGATTTAACATAAACTTTAATTATTTTTAAATGAAAAACAATTTTCCAAAACAATTAACAAGAGAAGATTATTTTAAATGCCCTATATGGCATGCGGAAGAGCCTAGTTTTGTTAAATCTTTAAATAAAGCATCTGATAAATATATTAAAGAATCTAAAAAAAATTCAAGAAAAAAAATAAAAGATAGAAATAAAAAAGCAGGAGATAAAGGTGATATGGGCCACGTGTTTCACTCTACAACTTTAGTAGGTGATCCTAATTTTTTTGAACTGCAAAACTATGTTATTGCAACTTCAAATAATTTATTAATTGAAATGGGTTTTGACTTAAGTGGTCATGAAGTTTTTATTACTGAATTGTGGGTGCAGGAGTTTGCAAAACAAGGTGGTGGTAATCATGCTTTACACACTCATTGGAATGGACACATATCTGGTTTTTATTTTTTAAAAGCTAGTGAAATAACATCTATGCCTGTTTTTGATGACCCTAGACCTGGAAACGTTATGAATCTTTTACCAGAAAAAAATAAGAGTGTTTTATCATACGCATCATCACAAGTTTGTTTTCAAGTAAAACCTGGAGCGATGATTTTTTTCCCGTCTTACATGCCACATCAATTTATAGTTGATTTAGGTTATGAACCATTCAGGTTTATACATTGGAACTGCAAAGCTTTTCCAAAATCAGTTTTACAACACAAAGGAGAAAATAATGTCATTCAAAAAAAATAAATATGCTGTTTTAAAAAATGTAATTTCAAAAGAGTTATGTGGTTTTATTTATAAATATTTTTTAAATAAAAGAGATGTTGCTAAAGTTTTGTTTCACCACAAATTTATTTCTCCTTTTACTGAATACTGGGGAACATGGAATGATGAGCAAGTTCCAAACACTTATTCCATATATAGTGATATAGCTATGGAGACTTTACTACAACATGTAAAACCAATAATGGAAAAAAATACAGGTTTAAAATTATCAGAAACTTATTCCTACGCTAGAATATATAAAAATGGGGATGTTCTCCACCGACACAAAGATAGATTTTCTTGTGAAATATCAACCACTTTAAATCTAGGTGGTGACTCTTGGCCTATATATTTAGACCCAACAGGTAATAAAGGCAGAGCTGGTATCAGGGTAAACCTTGAACAAGGGGATATGTTAATTTATTCTGGATGTGATTTAGAACATTGGAGAGAAGAATTTAAAGGTCAAGCATGTGGTCAAGTTTTTTTACACTATAATAAAAAAGGATCTAAAATGGCTAAAGAAAATTATCTAGATAGAAGACCCATGTTAGGACTACCTGTTGATTTTAGAGGCGCAAAGTTTACTATTAAAAAGAAATAGTATATAAATCACTCACACTTTTGGTGTATTAATTTCACGTAAATTTGATATAGTTATTCATTATGCTACAAAAGATAGGATTTCAGCCAGGTATAAATAAACAAATCTCAGAAACCACAGCAGAGGGACAATGGGTAGACTGTGATAATGTTAGATTTAGATATGGATCTCCTGAAAAAATAGGAGGATGGAATCAATTAGGTAACGTTAATGAAAACGAACTTACAGGAGCTGGACGTGGTCTTCATCATTTTGTCAACAGTTTAGGTAGAAGATATGCAATTATTGGAACAAATAGAATATTATATGCTTTTTCAGGTGGTGTGTTTTATGACATACATCCTATAAAAACTACAACAACGCTCACAAGTGCATTTAGCACGACCAACGGATCAGCTGTTGTTACAATAACTTTTTCAACAAGTCATGGTATTAATCCACAAGATATTATTTTATTAGATAATTTTACTACAATTACAGGGTCTAATTTTTCAGCATCAGATTTTGATGATAAAAAATTTATGGTAACCTCTGTTCCCACAACAAAAACGTTAACAATTACTATGCCATCAAATGAAACAGGGTCTGGTGCAACTACATCTGGTGGTATTAGAGTTAGACATTATTTTCCTGTTGGATCTGCCGTTCAAGAAAAAGGATTTGGTTGGGGTCTTGGATCTTGGGGTGGAGAAGCATCATCTGCAGTAACAACAACTTTAAATGGAGCACTGTTAGATGATACAGCAGGAACAGGTGGATCTGGAACATCAATTGTTTTAGCAGACGCATCTCAGTTTCCAAGTTCAGGAACAAATTTTGTTCAAGTTGGAAATGAAGAAATATCTTATACTGGCATCACTGGAGGAACTACACTAACAGGTATTACAAGAGCTGTTAGAAACTCAACTAGATCAGGACATAGTGATGGCGCTACAGTTAAAAATAGTTCTGATTATGTTGCTTGGGGTGAGGCAGCATCTGGTGACTTAGTTTTAGAACCAGGTATGTGGTCAATAGATAATTTTGGTGATAAGGCAATTTGTTTAATTCACGATGGTGAAGTTTTTGAATGGAATTCTGCTTTGTCAAATGCAACAGAAACAAGATGCACAATTATATCAGGAGCACCCACTGCATCAAGACACATGGTGGTATCTACACCAGATAGACACTTAGTATTCTTTGGCACAGAAACAACGATTGGTGATAAAACTACACAAGATGATATGTTTATTAGATTCTCAGATCAAGAGGATATAAACACATACACACCTACAGCAACCAATACAGCCGGCACACAAAGGCTAGCCGACGGATCACAAATTAGAGGAGCTATTAGAGGTAGAGATGCAATCTATGTTTGGACTGACACAGCATTATTTACACAACGTTTTGTTGGATCACCTTTTACATTTGCTTTTTCACAAGTAGGGACAAACTGTGGATTAGTTGGACAGAACGCGTGTGTAGAGGTCGATGGCGCTGCATATTGGATGTCAGAGAATGGTTTTTTTAGATATGCTGGTAAATTAGAATCATTACCTTGTTTAGTAGAAGACTTTGTATACGATGATATAAATTTAGATTCAGGTAACCAAATGGTATCTGCTGGGTTAAATAATTTGTTTGGTGAAGTTATATGGTTTTATCCACAGGCTACATCTACTGTTGTTAACAGAATGGTTTCATATAATTATTTTGATTCATCGCCGCGAAGACCTGTTTGGACCATAGGATCATTATCAAGAACTATGTGGCAAGACTCTGCAGTATTTAGTAAACCACGTGCTTTAGAATACGATGCAGGCACAGATACTTCTTTTGATGTAATAGGAAATACTGAGGGTAGAACAGCATACTATGAACATGAAACAGGGACAGATCAAAATAAAAATGGAACTATAACTGCTATAACTTCAAACATATCTTCTGGAGATTTTGATATCACTCAAAGAATAGCTAGAGGGGCCACTACAGGAACAGCTGACATAAGAGGTGATGGAGAGTTTTTAATGAAGATTAGAAGATTTATCCCTGACTTTATAGCTCAAACGGGAGATGCACAAGTAACACTAGAGTTAAGAAATTTTCCTAATGATACTAAAGCAAGTTCTGCATTGGGTCCTTTTACTGTAACGTCATCCACACAAAAAGTAGATACACGTGCAAGAGCTAGAGCAATATCATTAAAAGTTGCAAACACAGGAGCTAGTCAAAGTTGGAAGTTAGGAACTTTTAGATTAGACATACAACCAGATGGACGTAGATAATGGCAAAAATAGTGCAAGTATTAACAAGACCTAGTGTAGAATATGACTATACTGTAGCTGAAGCTCAGACTAGAGACTTAGACGGTGTTATTGAAAAACTAAACACTACATATCAACAAGAATTAAAAGAGGAGCTAGAAGCATTTAACTTCTTTTTAAACTAATGGCTAATAGTTTTATTAATAAAAAAGTAGATTTAACTACAACTGATTTAACAACTTTATACACTGTTCCTACAGCAAAAACATCTGTAGTAAAATCTATATTAGTTTCTAATGACGCGGGATCTGGTTGTAATATAGATGTTACTTTAGTAGATGCCAGTGGTAATATATTTAGTCTATTTAAAACAAAAACCATAGCAACGATTACTACAACAGAACTTTTAACTAATCCTCTTGTAATGGAGGAAAGTGAGATATTAAAAGTACAAGCTTCCGACGCGAATGAGCTGCACGTCATAGCTTCAATATTAGAAATACAGCCAAGAGAGGTTACATAATGAATGAACTAAAACCAGAAAAAATAATAGAAACTATAACAAATAAAAAAACAGGCGAAAAATACACAAGTGATNACGAGTGGAAAGCTAAAAACATATCTCCAGAGGATATTAGAAGAGATGTTACTGTGATAATGCCTAGCCTTGATTTATTAGGAAAAACAAAATAAGATAGATAGATGGCCATAACAAGATCACAACAAGCAAAACAGATGTTACAAGACGGCGGTATGTTAGTACAACCAGGATTTGGTGGTGTTAGACAAGGATACCGTGGTGATGCGGCTGCAGCAGCAGGTGCACCAGGAACTGCAGATGCAGGACCAGGAGGAGATCCAGGAGAAGGACCAGCTGGAAACACAGGACCTGATGGGAGAGAAGGAAGAATAGGTGGTCAATACGATTCTCCAGAAGGTAAATCAGTTGCTGACAGAGGTGAGGCAGAAAGAAATGTTAACGCCATGTTAGCTGGATTAAGACGATCAATAAGTCCTACTCTTGCAGAAAGAACAAGAGATTTTCTTGATAGATTTGGCCCTGACTTTGTCGATGATGATGATGATGAAGTTAGAGGTGGTCCTGATGTTTTAGGTCCACTAGGAAGAAACATGAGCGGAGGAATTATGAATCCTGCAGCTGTTCAACCACAACAAACTATGGATTTAAATAGAATAGCCTACAGATTTATGGCAGATGGTGGCTTCTTAGAAGATACTGATGAAGCAAGACAAGCTTACGGTTTAGGAAGTATTGTTAGAAAAGTTACGAAACCAATTAAAAAAGTTGTAAAAGGAGTTGCAAAGGGAGTTAAAAAAGTTGCAAAGAGTCCTATTGGTAGAATAGCTTTAGCAGTTGCAGCACCTTATGCTCTTGGCCCTGCAATGGCTCCTTACATGGCAAGTTTATCAGCAACACAACAAGCAATGTTACTATCTGCAGCTACTACAGGTATAACACAAGTAGCATCAGGTGAAGATTTAGATTTTAAAGACATCGCATTATCAGCAGCTTTATCTGGAGGAATATCAAAAGCATTTCCTGCAGGAACATCAACAGGAGTAGATGGAAAAGCTTTTGCTGCAAACAGAGCGTCTCCAGGATTAGATCCATCAACTTTAGCTGGTAGAGCAAGAGTTGCGAGTGATGTGACCCCTAAAAATACATCTTTTCTAAGAGACTCGTTTATGGGCACTAGAGGTAAAGGTATTACTGAAGCAATTAAAAGTGCACCTAAAGACACAGGTTTATTTTCTGCAATAACAAAAAATCTTGGAAAAATTGGAGATAGTAAAGTTTTACAATTTGCAAAAGACAATCCATTCTTAACAATAACTGGTTTATCAGGATTAGCTGGATTAATGGCAAAAAAACAAGAAGACGAAAAATTTACAGAAATGGATAGAGGACCTGGAATAGATATTGATGCAATTAGAAGAAGACCTTTTGATTATCTTGCGCCTAGATTTGCAGGTAGTGAGTTTGATTTCTACGGCACATCTGCTGCTGACGGTGGTAGAATAGGTTATGATGAGGCAGGAGCTGTCCTAACTAAAGAACAAATAAAAAAAGTACTTGAAGATCCTTTGTTTAAAGGATTTAAAACAATGTATAGTGTGGACCCCGACATGGCAAAAGAAAACAAAGCATACAAAAAGAAGTTCGACATTTTTGAACAAGTATATAAACAAAAATTTCAAGAGGGTGGTAAAGCAGAACCAGTGGCTAAAAAGGTAATGCCTTTACTAGATATGGGTGGCAAAGAAATGGATCTTAGAGAAAATGGTGGTTTTGTGCCTATCGGACGTATGGAAAAAGCAGATGATGTACCAGCTAGATTATCCAAGAATGAGTTTGTATTCACGGCTGATGCAGTCAGAAATGCAGGTGACGGAGATGTAGACAAAGGTGCAGAAGTTATGTATAACATGATGAAAAACCTCGA